TAGAGCAACACCATACTTCTCTACCTGGTTATATTCCCCACGGAATACAGCAGACAGAGCTAGTACAGCATCATAAGTTGTGCCACCAAACGTGGCTGCTAGGTCAGCACCAAGCTCTACAAGCCCCTGTGACTGCTTTGTATATTCTGCTTGGCTGAATCCTAGGTTAGAAAGCTGTGCTCCAATGAGGTTAGCTGACTGTAGATACTGTACAGAAGAAAGACCAAAAGCATTAGCTGCTCTCTTTGATTCTTCTACAACACCATCTGCAAAGCCTTTGAAGACTGCTTTAGTAGCTCCAATACCTTGCTCAAGATTAGATGCCTCAGTTACTACAGAGCTAATTCCTCTTTGAAGAGCAACGAATGAAAGACCTACTCCAATGGTTGCTAGGGTACGGTTAATAGACTTCCCAATGTTTTGGGTAGTTGACTTTAACTTGTTTAGTTCCCCAGCAGCACCCTTTGTAGCTTTAGTTAGGTTCTTATACTGCCCAAGGATTTGTACCTCTAGATTCAGTGACATTAGACTAGGTCCTCCAATAATTCGTCAGGCGGTGAGCCTCTCTTCTCAAGGGCACTCACATAGGCATTGACTTCTGCTAGAGTCAACTTACGATACTCACTAGGAGACATCTTAGTAGCTAGACAGAAGTTAGCCATTCTTTCAGCGGCTAGCCTTCTGGTTGCTCTTTTGGGTCTGACTCATCACCATTCAACAATTCCATTGCCTCCTTAAATGATACCTTACTAGCATCCTCAAGGGTATATTTTGGGTTGTCTTTACGATTAAGAACAAATACGATAGCCTTCATCGTCTTGCCCTTTGGTGTCTCATCATCCATGATTGAGTCAATTGCCTTTCCAGCAATCATCTCAATTGTTTCTACATCTTCAATAGTAAGTGATTCAAAATCAAACTTAGCCATGGTTACCATCCTTCTTGTTATTTGTATTTATCTATTAGCTTTTGCAAGTTCTCAAAGTATACACTTGCAACTGCGTCTATGTTCTCAGCAATAGCTCTGCTGAAGAACTCGTTAGGCTTAATACCTCGCCTAAACCATCCCCAGTGGATTGGATTAGCATAAGGCACCTTGGCCTTACCTGCTCTTACTACCACTTTAGTTTGTGCCTTGCTAACACGTATAGTGTCTTTCAAGTTACCTGTTCTGACAGGAACCAAGGAGCGAGCCTCTTTAGCTATTATGTTACCAGCGTCTGTACCTGCCTGAGCAATTTCTTTAGCTGGAACACCTAGGTCTTTTAAAGCCCTAATAGCGTTGTTGAGACCCACTACCTTGATACCGTCATTTGCCATAATTAGGCAGTTGCAACCTCTACACCCCAGTAGACACCATTAGCAACATCGTGGGTTGCGTTTAGTACCTCAAGAGCGATAGCGAAAGTAGCAATCTCACCAGAAGTGAGAGATAGTGGAGGAAGCTCGCTAAAGATAACAGTTCCAGTGTAGTGTGGCTGGTCTGCTGTTGCAGTAGCGTTTCCGTGTGGTGCGATTGAGAAGGCAACCTCAGTACCGTAGTTGTCCCATAGGACACGGTATAGAGAGCCATCCTTACCAGAGGTGATACCCTCTAGGTTAAGTGCCCACTGCTTTCCTACAGAAGTCTCGCAGAACGTACGTACGTCTCCTGCAGCATCGCCTAGTTCTAGGCTTACTGAGGTAGCGTCACATGCGTAGTCTACAGCGTCAATAGTAAAGACAATGTTCTGGGCTTTGATGCGTGTTGATGCAGCCATCATTTTCTCCTTTATATTTCAATAGATAGTTCAACGGCTATTGATGTACCAAGATACTCAGTATTATTAGCAGCCATTGACTGTGTGTTTTGAACGCTAATGACCCTACAGTAAGCAGGGACATTTTGCAGAATTGATTGAATCATTTCGTCAACTCGTTCAGTAGCAAATTCGTTGGTAGCAGTATCAGCAATAACTAATAGCTCCAAGTTCATTAGCCAACCATTACCTAAAGTATCAGGTGTCAAATAAGGACTTCTCGTACCAATAACAATTACAGGAGGTATGATGCGTTCTGGAAGATAGTCTAGGACTTCATATCCAGTAGCAGCAAGTGCATCCTTTAGTTGTTCTTTTGATAATGAGATTTCGTTCATTAGATACCTGGCTTTAGAAATGGCATTAATAGTGGGTAAACACTATTCATTGGGTCCTTTGCAACACGGACAGGTGAACCATCCATTGAGGCAAATTGAGCTATACCGTTGGGAGCAGAGCGGCGGTGAAACAGCTCAGAAGCTACAGTCAATACAGCTTGGTCAACAATTGTACTTGGAACAGAAACCTGTCCAATGTAATTACCAACCATGAGACGAGCAGATGTTAACACCTGGTCAACAAATGCACCTTCTTCTTTTGTACCTACGTAGTTCTGGAACTGAATCACCGACACACTCATGTTAATCTCCTACTAAGCTGCTACGATAGGAACGATAGCATTTCCGTTCTCGTGTGCTACAGCAGCGTACTGGTAGACAGAGAAGCTCTTGCTTAGGTTGATGATGTTCTCATCCTGTAGACGTACTAGGCCAGAAGCGTATGTACGTAGAGCAGTTGTGTTAACAAATGCAGCGTTACCAGCAGCAAGACCAGCATCTACGATAACTGGAAGGCTGGCTAGTGAGCCACCAAGAGTGGTTACGTTGATGTTACCTACGTTGTTGACACCGTTTCCAGTTACCAACATCATTGGGCGACCATCAGTTCCCTCAAGAGCAACAAGCTGCTTGAACTCTGTTGGTGATACAACGATTGCCTCTAGAGCAAGACCTAGGTTGTCAAATGCAACTGCACCGTCAACGATAGCGTCTAGCCAGTCAATAGCTGTAGCTCCACCTAGCTGAACTACGTTACCATTAGTGGTCTGCTGTGCAACCTCAGCGGTGTAGTTACCACGGACAAAACCATTTAGGTTCTTACCAGCAGTCATAGCCATTGCACGAAGGGTTGTGTCTAGAACTGCAACAGAAGACCTTTCAATCTCCTGACGGGTTAGCTGTGTGTAACCACCAAAGGTGTTAATTGGAGCAGAGCGGATACCAATTCCTACGTCACCGTAAGCTAGGTCATCACCCTCATTCTGCTGCATCTGTACATTTGTACCGTCATAGTTTAGCTGAGCGTACTCAAGTGACAGACCCTCTGCAGGAAGAACTCCCTTAGAGAATGTGTTGTACATGGTTGCAGCCTGTTCAACTAGACGAGTCAAGTCTCCTACCCAAGCTGGGTTAAGAACTGAGTTGTTAGTTGTTGCACCTTCGTATGCACGAATTGCCTCATCGTCCTTAGAAGCGATGGCCTTTAGGACCTCACCTGCTGAACGGGTGTCTGCGGTTGGTGTGGAGGTGGTAGCGAAGCCCGTTTCTACGAGTCTACGCAACTCAGCCACATCTTCCTTAACACCGTCTACATCAATGTTGATGTTTTCGTTTACTGATTCCATTGTAGGAACCTCCTTTGTGTTAGTTGTGTTGTCCTCACGGACCTCTGTTACTGTTGCCCCAGCATAAGCTGGAAATGGTACGACTGAAACTTCCCTGAGAGAAACTTCTGTACGTACTACTGTGTTGCCATCCCTTTCAGAATTAACTGGGACAAACCCCACAGAGAATTTGTTTAGTACACCGTCTTTCAACAATGTTCTTACCTCGTTTCCACGAGCAGTATCGCTAATCTTAGCAGTGATTTCAAAGCCATGCTCTGTATCCCTACCCTCAATTACCTTACCAATTGGCTCTTCGTGTCCATAGAACAGCTTAACGTCTGTAACGTCTTCTGCTATTGAACCACGCTTGAAGGATTCAGTGTATGCTCCTCCAATGCTAGTCTCTTGGTCATAAGGAACAGCAATACCAGATACTGTGCGTGACTCTTCGTCAAAACGAAACTCCACTTCACGTGTTTCTAGGTTATCCATCTAAACCCTCCTTTAATCGGATTTCTTCTGGAGACATCCATCCACCATCAACAGCTATCTTGTAATAGTTATATCTTGAGGCGATGTCTGCTTTGAACAAACCTTCGTAATCAAAGTTAATCTTGGTTCCTCTAGGTAGGCAGTTAGACATAGCGTCTTCAATTGCATCTAGATAAGCCATCAACGTGTGACGATAGAAGGTTTGCTGCTCTTCTGACAGATTTGTGTAAGTGTCAGAGTTACCTGCTACACCTGTAATCAACAGGCGTGGAGGAATACCAAATAGGCGAGATACTGTCTGGACAGCTTGGTCCTGTACCTCTGTAAACAATGCATCCTTTGGAGACAAAGCTACTGGGTTGTACTGGAAGCCATTTCCTAGAACAGCAATCTGCTTGTTGTTCTGCTTTTCGTGCCAACGAGCTGTAATGTCATCTGCTTGTTCTGAAGTTAGCATTGTGTTAGTAGATAGGACACCAGTAGGAATACCAGCAGAGCTGAACCATGTAGATGCATATGCACGTAGGTCTAGGATACCCTTGATGTCATCTTTACACATCTGGATAGGTCCAAGACCTCTATCGTAACCAGGTAGAGAGAACAACTTAATGTGCTCAATCTCATTACCTGGGACTACCTTAGACTTACCATTCTTCAATGCTATTGCATAGGATAGTCTTCCTTGGTTGTCCTTTGTGATTGATACCGCTTTGGATTCTAGAATCTCAAGGTTATTAACCTGTCCATTGCTACCAAAAGACTTGTGCCAGAATGCTTCACCTGTTAGGGCTAGGCTTGATACAGTCTTAAATAGGAAGTCCCTACGTGACTCATAAACGTTTGGTTTATTAACAATAACAGGGTTAAGAATCTCAACGTTCTGACCATCTACCCAGCGGTAGGACTTAATGTCCATCTTTGAGATAGGGGTAGCTAGGACTTGGGTTGCTCTGTACACTGCAGTTAGTGAAAGTGCCTTCTCAGCAGAAACAGCAACATCTGTTCTGGGTAGAGGCATAATGTCAGGGCTTGCTGCCCTTGACTCAGTATTGCTATCAGGAATGCCTAATAGTCTTGTAAATAAGTTTGCCATAATTTCTCCATTTCATTATACCATAAACCTACGTCTAGAATATCTGAAGGGTAGGTGTATCAACGATTGAGGCTACATATAGTGCCATGATAGTTGACATTAGTGCATCCAAGTCACCTTTAGACTCTCTTCTAGAGATAAGCCATGTTTCACCACTATATTTAGATACACCGTTCTTTGTCTGTGCTACTAATAGTGGGTCATTGTTATGTTTAACCATACCCTCAGCAAATGCCCAATATGTAAATGAGCTAGCTGCACTCACTTCTTTGGTCCATAGCTGATAGGTAGGTATTCCTGAGAGTTTAAGCTTCTTACCAACGTTTGGCATCTGCCTATCATCCAAAGCAATACCTGCTGGACTGTACTTTGTATAAAGGTTAGCTAGTTCATCAAATATCAGGTTCTCTGTTGGATTAACAAAGCTAGCAACCAGTTCTGTCTCAAATGTACTATCTGGTAGCTTTCTAGCTGCTGCAATAGTTACATAGCCCCATCCTTGTGTTCTATCTACTGCAAAGACTAATGGGTTGGTCTTGTCAGTAATACCCTCGCCAGCTGCAGCAGTGAATAGTTCATCTGGTAGCCAGTTAGGAATACTATTACCATCTACAAACTGGTTGAGACGATATCTCCTGGCTTCTAGCTCAGGAATAGACTTTACATCTGATAACACGGTATCTAGAGGGATACGACCAGCAGCCACAGCGGGATTAGCAGCATAGATAGCGTCAGGGTCAAGTAAGTCAGCACCTTCAGGTGCTTCCCAGCAGAAGAATCCAAATCGCTCAAAGTCTGTATCACCTGCGATAGCTCTTTCTCCGTTAGCATAAAGCTCCTTCAGGACGATAGATGTATCATCCCCTGCAGTGGTAATGCCTACAATCATACCATCCTTCTTTGTGGAAGTACCTAGTGTCAAGGATGAGTAAAGACCTTTAGGGAGGATGTGAAGCTCATCTACGATTCCAAAGGATACGGCAATACCTTGGAGGGCTGTCTCCTTGGCTGCTTTAATCATATAGCTACCAGAACCATCTTTGAGTATCATACCCCTGTGTTCTGTCGCTTTATCAAATCTCTTCTTGAGCCAGATGTTGTTATTCACGCTATAGAGCGTACGGTTATAAACGATTCTAGCTTGGTCCACGGAAGAGGCTACTCCCACCACAGTAGGTCCTACTTCATGCATTAACAATGCATATAAGGACAAGGCTTGGGTGAGAGTTGATTTTCCATTCTGTCTTCCCATGGATACTACAATTTGACGATATCTTAGCCTTCCACGCTTTGATTCTTCTTCATAGTCATCAGGATAGCGTTCCAGCATATGACGTAGTAGCCATTTCTGCCATTCGTCAAGTGTGATGGTCTCTTTACCGCTTTCTTGAGTACACATGAATGCTTCTACGAATTTAATAAGCAAATCACCATCAGTGACGAAGTTATCAGAGAGTGGTTCTGTATACCGTGCTGGAAGCTGCAACATCTATTTCCCTCTAGTCAACATTTCTGCAAGTGG